ACCTCTTTTTTAACTATAAGTTAGCCGTAAATTTAAAAACGCCATCCTTGAGCGGGTAGCGCCCCGGAACCGATACCCCACCCAATTAGGGACGTACCCAACTGCGCGGGCGTAAAACCCTTTCCCGTATTCGTTTTCAGCTCCATAATCTATCCAATATTCAGCTCCATAGGTTAAGCCGTTGTATGACGCTGAAAGCGCCACTGTGGCGTCATCTGTTATAGTGTGCCCGGGGATAGTTTCCAGTGATATTTCGTCTACTGACAAGGTTTCCAATTTTAAAAAAGGCGTGTAAATAATCCACTCGGCTATTTCTCCGTAATGTGTACACTTATCATTATCAAGATACCCAATATTCGCCTCTTGCTTGTCGCCATACACCCATTTAGCAGACCTTGCATCGTTAACACCGTTAATTGCTCTATACGGCGTGTCCCCTGTGCCTGATTTTAACAGCGTCCATGCGGACGCGGAGCCAAATTTCTGGGCGATATTCTCGTTAAAACACAATGACTCATTCGGGAGGTGCACGATGACAAATGTTACACCATCTTCCATCCGGCCCTCCATGCGCATATCTACAAGCTCTGGTTCAGTGTACTGTTTTAATATTTTGTCTATCTCTCGAGTTGATATTTTTTCCACACTCCCAGTGCCTATAATATGTATACCAACGGCCTCTTTTTCGCCGCCTCCTGTGATATAGACCTTCCCTCCGATTTCGACCTTCGCGTGGGTTGCCACAATCCCTGTTCTTTGTGTTCTCGTCTTCAGGCGCTGGAATGCAAACCCAGCGGCGGAGGCAATATAGGTAAAGTACTCAAGGGAATGGCGGTTCCAGACCATTATCTTATCTTCGGCGTTTAGGCTTACTCCAAGAGTCTTGTCCGGGGAAAATTCTGAGGTATCATAACTCAGGGCGTTTATGGACGTTTCATCCGCTAAGTCAGTGTGATAAAGATACTCGCCGTCGGTAAAAAAATAAAACCCAGGGCTCACCCAAACAACATCAATCGGACTACCGATATCTGCGTCAACGATCTGTACCAAGCCGGCGGTCGGACTGTAAAGATATGCCTCACCGTTAGCCACAATGCATTGTGTTATAAAACTATAGGCTGATAATGTCGCCTGGTCTACACCCAATATGGCGCCCAGTACAACAGTTGCGCCGTCCGCGGAGACTGAGATTAAGTTCGTCCCGGAAAGCCTGTATTGGTCGCCAAAACGCTCGTTGTATATTGCACCACGATCCTGTCCCTGCCCGGTTCCTATTTGAGTCAAGCCCGGGTAGGAAAGCATATAACCGGCCGCGCCAAGCGTCTGACGTTCGACTGCGTACATATTTACAGGCATGGCATCCCGGTAATCTGTCTCCAGACCCGGTGCTATTTTGTCCCCCTTCAGCATAGGTATTGATTGCTTAGCCAATGTCTACCTCCGTCAACTCAAAGCTTATTAGCCTTGTGGATACCCTGCCATCGTCGGTTGTCACCACTATCTTAATTTGGGATAACCCGTCAGGGTTGTTAGTGCTGCCACCGACTGCCTCAACCCTATAAGTTATGTCTGTCTCACTTACGGATATAGCATCCAGGGTGACTGTCAGACCTGTGTTCGCCTCTATAGTGTACGCGCTTATGACCTCAGCGTCGATTAAGTACGAGTCAAAATGCTCAACAAAGTCCCTAATATCACCAATAATCATTTTGTTAGTTGCGCATCCCAACGGGGCGGTAGCTGCGGTTTTGTAGAATCTGTTATGACTATTGTAACGTTCGTTCCCGGAGCCTATAGGCATACGACCAGAGGCACGGACTCTCGGCACGATAGCAGTCGCGCCACTTAAGTACGAGTATTTGCCAGCCGCCCGCCTAATAAGCGACGGGTCTGGGCTCGCACCTTTCCCGAAAATAGAGAACAATTCGACTGCCAGGTTTTCCTCAAACGCCGCTTGGAATTCTACAGGTATCCCTGCCGTAGAGTTTATATCCGGAGTGTCTTCGAAATTATATCCAACACAAATATTACGCCGGAAATATTGGTTTGCTATACCCTCAAGCTTTCTAAGGGCTATGCCGTCATGCTCAGCACTCGGACTGACCGTCAATCCTGAGATCCTAAGCTCTTTATACGCGTTGCTAACACAGTCGGCTTTTAAGTATGACATATTATGCCTTTAATTTATTTCTAAGAGTTTTTACCCTCGCGTCCTTCCACCCGGGGATGTCCAGGGCTTTCGCCCTTGCTCTTACCTCATAATTTCCCATTTTGTCGAAGTCGATTACCTTTGTCTCCACAGAAGCTTCAACCTCTGGCCGCTCTTTATCTGCTGGCTTTATATCCGCGTAAACCTCTTGGGGCGATAAAAACCAACCATCGTCAGGAAGCCCACAAAAGTGTTCTGCCTTTATCGTTTTAATCGCGCAAAGTACGCCTTGACATGTGTGAGTATTACCCGTTCCGTACAATACAATAGCCATTTAGCCTCCCCATGGGGTTTTTACACCCCACTTTTGAAAGTTACGTACCGGTTACGGTTACACCTGTTGACAAGGGAATGTAACGTAAATAATGTTTCCACGTGCCAGTCGTCGACCCAACCCCGATAACAACTGTTATAATTCCCTCGTTTACTATAATTTTATTCGTTGACACCGAACCAAGGCCAACCATAACGACCGAAAGATCCGGCGCAGTATTTAACGCGGTTTGATTTAGGACAACACCTCCACCCGCAGCGAAGTCTGCTAATGAAGCAGACGCACCACTAAAAGTAATAGCTGCTCCGATAGTTGGATCTGCACTATACTGTAGAGTTGAGGCTGTCGCGTTATTTACGGTGATACAGATAGAAACCAGATCAACAATTTTAATCGGGCCGCCCGCAATCGTAAAAATAGTGTCCCCGTTGACCATAACTGCCGTCGAACTTGAAACAGAGGTTTCGGCGATCGCGTCTTGAGCCGCGAGTGTTGCAGGTATGGTTGTTGCTGTGTCAACCAATATGGCCTCTGTGTTTGTCACGTTTTGTTTTGCATATGCTACTATTGACTCGTCAGCACTGACGGGGCCGGCTGCTGCGGCGTCTGTCTTATTGCCGATTACATCATAACCGTCTACATTATCAGCAGCGTCTGCCACGGGTACTGTTCTCGCTGTAACTGTCGCTATTTCTGCTGTAACGATTTGTTTTGCATATGCCATTATAGACTCATCAGTACTCACACCTGCCGCTGCCGCTGCATCTGTTTTATTACCAATCACGTCACTCATAACAGTGTTGTCAGCTACATCAGCCACCGGGACGTCGTGAAATGCGTCAACAACTACAACAGCCGCTGCAACCCCTGCGATAGCGTCAGCAGCCAAGGCCGCGTTATCCCCGCCAGCAAATTTTGCGCTTAAATTACCGTCCCACCCTTCTGCCGACCATGTGGAGCCAGTCGCAGTGTCAACAACGTCTTTCGTCAATGATGTGCCGTCGTTATAAAAAATACCTTCGATGTCAATATCGTGGCATGCGGTTGTGTGGAATTCTACGATAGCTGTCGAAGCCACGCCGTAAAAGTCGACATAAATACGTGCGGAGTCAACCCCCACCAATCTAATAGCATTTACGCAAGCGCCACCGGCCAGAAAGCCCCTGTATTTAAGATTTACCGTGAGCCTATCTGCTGCATCTGTGGTAAGCAGCGAATTCACGGCCTCAACGGTCGCAGACGTGTCTTGATGCTCATAATCTAAGACACAATCAGTACCGGTGACAACAATAGGGCTTACGACACTATCAATAGTCGGTTTAACAACAAAGTTTGTCATGGTCACACTGGCCGCTGATATAACTATCGTTGACGCCGTCGCCGAAAAGCTAAACGTCGGTCTATTCTCGCCCTCACCTAGACATTCGATAGTAACACCAGCAACATCAAGCGTAATCGCTGACGCTGTCGCGACTGTTTCGGCGTGGTTTGCCGCCACCATGATTTTGTCACCACTGTCAGCGGTACATAAGTTTACGGCGGCGTCCAATGTTGCCACCGCAGTGGGCCATGTAGTGCCGGAATTGTTTGAAGCGCCCTTGGTCGAATCAACATAAAAGATTTTACCCGGGCCGTTACCACCAATAACTTTTGCAAGATCGCTCCGCCCAACGTTCAGACCTGTATGGAAATAATCTCTTGCCGCGTGTGCTTGTGATAGCATGAGCAATGACAGTAAGGTCATTAGAATCACGTATTTAGTCCTGGATAGCCTGTTCATATTTTCTCCTTCTTCTTCGGGGCAGCCGTCAAGCCACCCCGAAGGATTTATTTAAATCTATTCAAATGTGTAGGCCGGTTTTGCGTCAGCAGCAACACCAAATAAGCTTAATATAATCCAGCCTATTGTGTCATTTGCCCAAAGCAATACAGCCGTGTCGCCAATCACATCCAGAGCTATCGCGGTGAAACCGTAGGAGGTTGTAGGCGTAACGTCTATGTCATTGGCATCGATCGACTGGAGAACCAAAACCTGCCCCGGTTCGCCGTCTGGCACGGTTAAAGTTGTAACCGCCCCCGCGGATGAGTCCAATTTTACGAAGGGGTGAGTTATGACGCAAGTGTCCGTTGTCGCTGCAAGTACCTGTGTGGTCTGATCTGTCGAGTAAGGCTCTTTTGCTCTTTGGCGCCACTCTATATTTCTAGTAAATCCCATTTTATTTTATCCTTTTTAACCATTATGTGAAAGTTACAGCAACGCCAACCTGATCGGGCTTTGCAACCGTTAGTCCGTACCATGTGAACAGCCTAAATTTAAAGGTTAGGCTGTCCATATCTCCACCGTACAAGAAATACATTGTCAGACCGTTTTTCATTTTTTCCTGACGAACCTTCATCCCTTCAAATTTTGCGAAAAATTGCGCTGGAATGTTGCCGCGAATAATTTCGACTGCGGACTTATCCCAAAATAAATTAGTTTTCTGGGTCGCGTCAGTGTTAATCCGGTTGAGAGTAGCGGCGTTGAGGGCTGTTGTATCAACGTTCGCATATGCTTTTTCGAGCAATGTTAGAGCTGCGTCATCCGCTGCAATCGGTCGGGGCCATAGCGTCACGTGCGTTGCGTCTGTAATAGCAGTTATTGTGAACGTCATAGCCTCACCGGTGTTTGTCTTATCCATTTTGCCGAGAGCTTTAATAGTTACGCCTGCGTTCGCAATAGTCACTTTATCATTGACAGTGTACCCACTTGAATCGGCGACCACAAATGCTGCCTCTCTATAGTCATAGTTTGTTACAATGTTATCCGTTACAACAGTCCCGGCACGAGGTGCAAAGGAATGGTTACCTGTTACTGTTGTCGCTGGGTCTGCGCCACCTGTAAGGTTCGGGAGAAATGTACCATCGTAAAGCTTAAACCCTGCTACAGATCCCTCGCCGATACGTCCTTTTTCCCAGGCTTTTTCTGCCCTTCCGTTTATGTTCTGCCGCGCTGCAAGATCTGATCCAAATAATACGCTATCGCGGGTGTTGAACAGAAAACATTTTTCGGACAAAGCACCCTGCCGTTCCCTCATGAGCGCCCCGGCTTCGGATACAAAATCATAACCACTTGTGTCATTGGATCTATAATACAATGCTGCCTTTGCCCTCATTTCGTTGGCGATTGCCACGTTGACAGCCGTAGATTGTTTTCTGCCTGACTCTCCAGCAGCGTCAATCCAATATTGTGTGTCTCTCAATTGGTCTGCTCTTTGGTCGATTCTGTCGTTAACAGGTGTCCCAAGTGAGGCCAAGTA